GCTCCTCCACATAGGTGGTACGAAATAAGGGATATAAGCAATTACCCGCTAGGGAGAGAGCGTCTTTACTCCACCTACAAGCCAGTTCTTGATGAGGCGTCTGACGGTATGGGGAGGATGTCTGTTTGGGAGGACCCAGAGCCAGGGTGTCGGTACATAGTTAGCGCTGACGTTAGCAAGGGGACTGGGAGTGGGGACTGGGACCACCTGTGTGTCTTCAACTTAGCCACCCTTGAGCAGGTTGCTGAGTGGAGGGGCAAGATTGAGTTAGACGCTCTGTCCCCCCTGTGTCTTCTTGTCGCCATTTACTACAACAACGCCATTCTAGCCCCAGAGGTGACTGGCCTTGGGGCTGGTCTGATTGCTCTGCTTGAGCGCTCTAGGTATTGGAACCTGTACAGGCGAATCACTACAGACACGCTTGGTGGTCCTGGGATCCACCTTGGGTGGGACACGAACAGAAAGACAAAGCCTGCGATGGTTGGTCTGATGCAGAAGTCTATCAAGGAGGCTTATGTAAAAATTAGGTCGCGGGCTGTACTTGATGAGATGGAGGCGTACACGCGCACCGTCCTCTATAGCCGTGACGGCATTGATTCCTTGCAGGCGAGGATGGGCGCTCCCCCTGGAAAGAATGATGACGCTTGTGTGTCAGCGATGATTGCTGTGGCAGTCGCCCACTACACCCCTGGAGGCATGACGAAGATCAACGCCACAGAAGTGGACATGGACAAGGCTATGGACCACAACCAGTGGTCAGATGAGGACTGGTCTACTTACGAGCAGAGTCAGTCTGCTACGAGAAGGCTACTCAGTGGGAAGAGGCGGCAGTAAGCCCGTAGACTCCCCACCCTGTCTTCACGATGTCGCCTGGATTTTTGTATACAACCTCGTACACATCCTCTTTCGGCAGACCGCTAGCCTCTACGATGTCCTTTAAGCGCATCTCCCCCTGCTTCCTAAGGAGGGCTTCGATGGCATCCCTGGTGGGGTGTGCTGTGGGAGCCTTCTCTTCGTTAGGGCTTGGGATGTCAACGACTGCCGCTATCGCAGCCCCGAAGCGGCCACAGTGCCAACAACGGACCTCTCTAAAGTTAGACCGCTCAGCGATGTCGTAGATGGCTGACTTCGTTGTCCAGGCAAAGTCCCTGCTGCACAGCGGGCTCACACACTTCATGTCGTAAATACGCATTACTTCCCCTTAGTTTTAGAATCTGCCCATCACAGCTTCAGCGCTGGATGGAGCTACCTCTCTCGGCCCAGTCCCAGCAAGGGTCTCTCCTTCAGCCCCCATGCCAGTGTTCTCTACGCCACCTTCAGCCCGTGGGTCTTCAGCCGCTTGCCCAGCAGCCCCGGCAGAGATGGCTGCTCCTTGTAGCTGCGACAAGGGACCGACAAGGACTCTCTTGTCTTGTCGCCATACCTTGAAGGCTTGATCCATGAAGTTTTGAATTGTGTCAGGAGGAAGCACTCCTCCCTGAACCAGAGGAGCAAGCGTTCCAGTGACTCCCTGGATAGTCTGAAGCAGACCCATAAAGGCTCTCTGCTCTTCCGCAGGATCAACTGGGATTGTAGACCCAGCCTGAATGTTCACATCGTAGAAGCCCTGGATGTCAGAGGCAGTAAAGGAGATGAACTCATCATCCCCAGCATCACCGTCAATCCTTAGGTAACGAACCTCATCGAAGTACTGACGCATGATTGAAAGCATCTTGCGNCCAATGTTTGAGATGAACTTCTCTGTTCCCTCTAGGCGCATACCAACACGACCCTTAGTAGCAGCAGAGGCAATAGCGACCTCAGTCGCTGTGGTCCCCTTGCGGCTTGCTCCTCCACGCTGGAACGAGTCAATGCCTGAGATCTCATACATCAGCTTAGACAGACCACTAAGAACCATTGGAGTGGTACTCGGAGGGGGAGCTTCAGGCAGGAGCATAAGAGCATCCTGAATTCTAGCCACGCTGGCAGGAACCTCAGCTACAGCCATGTCTTCCTCAGACTCAAGGAGTCCAGCAAGCTGACCAGACTCAAGGGCTCCAGGGGCAGCAACGAACTTGCGCCGTGAAGACAAGCGGTGGTGCCTAAGGATGTAAGCCCACTCGTCGTTAAGCCGCTGAGAGATGTCCTTGATGGAGTAGAGGTCAGCCACTCGCGTGCTGTAGAAGTTGTTAGGAACATCGACAAAGCGAAGGACTTCGTAGGGGTAACCCTTCATCTCAATCGGGTCTGCGATGTGCCGAAGGATAGAATCCTGAGCATCACCAGTTCCTGGGTTCTTAAGCATCCACATGACGTAACGACGAAGTCCGTCACCCGCATCACCCCAGTATCGAACCTCATAGAGCGTCACATACTCAGGCTCAATCTCGGGCTGGTTGAGATTGTTGTGAGCCGAGTACCCAGTAAGGGTTGCTGGGATTGCCTCCTCAAGCCAGGAGTCAGCAACAACACTGTGGGGGACGTTGAACCTGTCGTCTTCTCTCAGGTCGTCAAGACGAACAATCATTCGCTCGCATACCCAGGGGCACTTCTTAAGGTCTGTGTATCCAGGGGGGATGAGCAGGTCCCACGGGCAAACCCTGTTGTACGTTGGGTTGTCGTCAGGGCCTTCCTCAAACGACATCTGGTCGTCTGCCATGATCCTACGAAGCTGTCGCTGTTGCTCAGCAGTAAGGGCTCCGTCCTGCTCGTTTCCAGGCAGCGGCTTCTCTGGACCACTGTCGTAGTCTTCCTCTGTGTAGAAGGAGCCACTCCCCTCGTAGCCAACCTTAGCTACACCAATGCCAAACAAGATGGTGTCTAAGACAACGCTGCGAGTTGTTCTGTTTCCGTCAATCTCATTCCAGATGTAATTCAAAGCAGTTTCTGCCACGCGAGCAGACTCTTTGTCACCGGGACGACGAGGCTTAACGTAAATATATGGGTTGGCTGAAATGACTCCAGGGATGATGGTGTTGGCGTTAGCCAAGAGGAAGTTGAAGTTAACTTCCTGTCCCTCTTCAAAGTGGAGTCCGTCTGTGCCTCCAGTCCCTTCAGCCGAGTAGGCATGCTGGACAGAGCGCCAAATTGGGAGGTGGTTCTCCTCAATAATCCTTTCTGACTCCTCGATCTTTTCGACCCAGGTTGAGATTTCTGAGGAAGACATCTGAATTTTTATATTTTCGTTTGGCATGGTTCCGATGGTACTTGACAAAACTTTCTGGTTAAACTCATATCCAGATCACGCGATAATGCGTTTGGAGGAACCATGACACTAGAGACGCCCATCGACAACTTTGAAGAAACCCTCGACGAGGATAATTCTGAAGAGATCGGTAGTGAGGCTGACGATGCCTATGGTGAAGAAGAGCATCTAGCTGACCAAGTTGAACCTGAGCAAGAAAGCGACGAGGATTCTTTCTGGGGTGGAAACCCTGAAGAGCTTCCTGAAGAGTTAAAGGCTTCTTACAAGAACATGCAGGCTGCGTTCACTAAAAGAATGCAGCGAATGGCTACTCTTGAAAATAAGTACTTTGATTCTATCGACGCTGCCAATGCTGCCGTGCTTGCACGACAGGAAGCTCAGGCTCCCGTTGAGGAAGTTGAAGAGGATAGTCCTCCTGACCTTTCTCAGGGAGCAAAGCCTGAAGACGTAATCTCCTATTACGTTGAGAAGGAGGTTCAGAAAAGACTTGAAGCCTCCGGCATCAAGAACTTGGCCCAGGAGATGCAACCCGTTGCACATCGAGAGAGAGTTACAGGGGCTTACCGACAGTTTGCTTCCTCTGCTCCCAACCTCGATCACCAGAAGCTTGCGCCGCTGACAGGTCAGATCATTGATAATGATCCTGAGCTTGCTCAGTTGGCACAGGTCAACCCTGCCGCTGCCATTCGTCTCGCTGCCCGTGTTGCACAGGCTGAGATGAAGGCAGTATCTACTAAACAAAAAAGTCGAAAGCGTCGTCAGGCAGCTCCTGTGTCGGCTCGTAGTGGAACCGTTGTTAAGCCTAGGCGAGAGTCTATGCTTGATGCAGCCACCAGAGCCCTCAAAGAAGCTGGTTTGAATCCAGACAATTTCTAATTAAATAAGGAAATATCGTGGCAAATCCAACAGCTACTATTACTTGGAACCGGGTCTACTCGACTACCGCAGCGGCAGAACGCGCTTCGGTAGCGATGGAGATCGTTCAGGCTAACCCTCTCCTCTGGCACATGTACCGCCAGGGCGCAGTTATCTACGAGGGAGGCACTGAGTGTCGTGTCCCCGTGGTCCTCACCGAGTCGCAGAACATTGGTGCCATTGGCACTTATGAGACTTTCTCTACCACTGCGGAAGACGGTCCTACCAAGGCCCGCTACCCCAACTGGTACAAGAACCGCGCTTCGATGGTCATTGACAACACTGAGCTTGCTCAGAACCGTGGCAAGTACCAGATCGTCAACCTCCTTCAGGCCAAGCAGGCGATTTCTAAGATCAGCATGATTAACGACCTTGCTCGTCAGATGTACGCTGATGGTGGCGCAGAGTCCGCCACCTCGACCACTCCGAAAGAAATTAACGGACTTCAGTCAATGCTGGACTTCGCTACTTTCGGAACTCAGACAGGCAACGTTGGCGGGATCGCGAAGGGTGATTTCACTTCTACGTGGCAGAACCAGTACGGCGCAATCACTGCGTTCGGCACTGATGGTCTAGACGTTTGGGAAGAGGTCTACATGAACTGCTCTAAGAAGGGCACTCATCCTGACATCATCCTGACGGACCCGCAGGTCTACCGCTTCTTCAAGCGACTCGTTGCTCCTAATCAGGAAGAGCGAGACGTTGCGATGTGGAACCAGGGCTTTGAGAACCTGCTCTTCAACGGAACCCCCGTGGTCCCCGATGAGGAACTCGCAGCAACTGGCAAGACCTTCTTCTTGACGACCAGCGGAAAGCGCGGAGTTTCTGACTTCAACCTGAAGCCGGAATACTTTGAGGTCCCCGGCAAGAACCCGCTTGTTCAGGGTAAGGGCACGGCCATTGGCCTTCAGCTCGCCATCCTGTCTTCGGACGACTTCCGTCAGACTGAGTTCCTCACGCCGCCTAACAGCGATGTGATCCTCAGCCATACCTACTTCACCTCGATGCTGGTTGCGTCGTCGTTGTCCCGTCAGGGCTGCGTCGATTTCGCTGGCGCGATTCAGTTTTAAGCTAAGAGAGGGATACTAAAATGTCTGATTTTATGTTTGGTGGTTCAGCTCTTACGCTGGACATTGGTGTTCGTAATGATACTGGTGCCGCTGTCGTCGCTGGTGATGTTGTGCAGATTGACTTCGCACAGGGCGCAGTTGGGCAGGATGGCTATGGAGCCGTTACGCCCGCAGCGGGTGGTGCCGACAATGGATGGGCCGACAACCCGTTGGACGTTGGTTCTGGCTTCTTTTCGGTGACGGGCTCTGTTGTCGCGCCGACTGGGGCTAGCATCCAGACCCTTGACGGAATGATTATTCGCGTTGGAGGCGCTGCCCAGGTTCAGGTGCTTGCTCCTGGCGGCGGTATCGCAGTAGGAGACTTGCTTGACATCTCTCCTGGCAACGACTGGTTGGTTATCTCCGGTATGAACGGTGGAAATATCTCTGTTGCCAATACTGCGGCTTCAATCGGCTTGATTCGTGGCGTTGCTCTAGAGGCTCTCGGCGCTGGCCTGACCTCTGTTATCAACGTATGGCTCCGTCCGTTCGGCGGCGCATAATAAACAACGTGTGTCAGGTGGGGGGCTTCGGCCCCCTGCCTTACGCAACTAGGAGATTAGAATTATGGCTGTTGCAGCACATGTTAGCCGGGTAGCGAAAGATTACGCTCCACACGGTTATTCAGTTATGGAGAGTATTTCAAGAAGCTGGGAGAGCCTCCCAGATGGGGATGGAGTAGACGAAGGTGGTATTGTGTTGATTGTAGATGACGCTGACATCTATTTGGAGAAGGTTCAGATCGTTGGTGACTCTGCCCTAGATGCTGCTGCGGCACAGTGGTTGACGATTGAGGTGAGTTCCATGGATAGCGGTGCCGTAGCCAGCACAACCCACGCCACGATAGACACCACTGCCAGTGGGACTGGTGGGTTGGCTGACTCTGTTTTTTACGATGTCCCTATTGCGACACCCGTTGTTCCGAAGGGTCGCGTTCTTATTATGTCGCTGGTTAAGAGCGAAGACAATGGAACTGCGTCTGAAATCTCTCTTGATCTTCAGGTCCGATACCGTCGCAAGGCTTAGTTAAACTCACCCACTCTAGGAGGGTCGTTCGTGAACCTTTCGGAACTCAGAACGGCTCTCCAAGAGCGGCGTGAGGACTACTCAGCCTCCGACGCTAAACTCAATCGCCGGATTAATCAGGCGTACCTAGACATCTGCTCTAGGCGTAAGTGGGGATGGCTTCGCAGGGAATACACTGCGAACACCCACGCAAGCACTACGATCACAGGAACTGGCCCTGCGGGAGGCCCAGCCCCAGGCTTGACTTCGATTGTAGCTACGAACGGGACCAACGAGATTGGCCTTGGTGCCACAATCGCTGCGAACACTGAGACACTTCTCGGCAAGAGAATCCTCATTGACAGCGCCTTCTACACAGTCATAGACATGACGCCAAACGGACTCACTCTGTTTTTAGACAGGGTCTACACGGGCAAGGATTACCCAGACTCTACGACAGACCCTCTGAACTGGGACTATGGAAGCATCAAGGTGGTCTACGACGAAGTGGCTCTCCCACTGGGCACAGAGTCAATCATTGAGTCCTCTCTCTTCACAGGCTCTACTTCTTACGCTCTAAGCCTAGAGGCTATCCAGCCAGCCACGATGTCCATGCGTGACAAGGATGTCTCTGGTCAGCCCACAGCTTGCTCTGTCATTGAGAAGAAGCCTATCTACAGGCCGCGTAAGAAGGTCAGTGACTTCGGGCCTCTAACAGCGGGAGCAGGTGGGCTTCTAACTGTTGGCGCTACTTATAAGTACTGGTACAGCTTCTACGATCAGAAGTCTGGAGCTGAGTCCTCCTTGAGCGAAGAGTCTAGCGTGACCTTAAGCGCTGTTCAGAACCGGGTTACGCTGCCCACGGTAGTGGCTCGCAAGGACTACGTCCTCCGCATCTACAGAAGCACTGCTGGTGGGTCTGTTCCATACCTTCTTAGGGACAAGCTTGAGCAGTCTGTTGCGGTTGTTGATGACGAGTCTGACGACTACTTAGGCACCAGAGGCCCTGACAGCGCCTCTACTATGTTCCTGACTCTCTACCCATACCCAGACTCCACCTATCAAGTTCACACGCTCCTGATGATGGAAGCTCTTAGGCTTGATGACGACGACGACCGTCCGATGTTTGACTCAGGCTACTCGACCACTCTTCTTGATGGCGCTGAGATGCTGATGCTCAATGCAGAGGATGAGCAGGCTAGGGCTAACGCTGTTCAGCGACGTTACGAGACAGGCATCCAGAGGATGATCATGCAAGACAGGCTCAACTTCCAGCAGCGTGTCTTGATTGGGAGAGGCGGGCGAAGGGTTGTAGGCAAGGGGACTTGGCTATACAGCTCAGGCTCTGACGATAGTAACTTCAGGGCTTAGCCGATGTCTAAAGCCAGAGGGAAGCTACAGGCTTTTGAAGCTGTAAATGTTGCGGGTTTAGACACTCGTATCTGGCAGGGGAAGGGCTCTGCTGGAGCGATTGATGGGGTTGAGTTCTCTCTGAGGGGGGAGATCGTAAAAGCCTTTGGCTATCAGAGGCTTCTTACTTGGGAGAAAAGAGTAGAGGAGGGGTCGAAGTCTAAGGACAAGGTTGAGGTAAATCCCCTTAAGGGCTTTGAGGTCCTTACGCTAGGGACGTTCACCTGGGGAGGCAGCACAGAGATTGTTGTTGCTTACTGGGTTCCCCCAGACACAGACGGTCTAACGGACTCAAAGCGAGGCAAGGTCTTCATCGCATCCCTTGAGACGAATCGCCTTAAGGTTATCTACAGCTACTTCCTTGGGAAGACGAAGCCGAGACCAAACAAGTACCCAAGGTTTATTGACGCTGGTCCTTACCTAGTCATAACCATTGACGGGATGAAGCCTCGTAAGTGGGATGGTCGCTTGCTTACAATGATGGGGATTCACGTAGTCCCTGAGCCTGTTCAGGCTGCTGCAATAGTTGGCACGGCAGACAAGAGGGATAAGCCGACAGAGAAGCCAACTGAGGTTGGTGATTTCTGGGAGTCTCATTCGTTTGGTCAGGACGACGCTACAGCGGCAGAGCTTCAATACTTCCAGACCTTCCTGAACATGTACGGACAGGAGTCAAACCTGTCTGCTGTGTCTAACAGGCTTGTCCTTAAGGACTACCTGATGGTTGACGCAAAGAGGTCGTTCGTTCCAATGGGGGCGCTAGCCTATAGTCAAACTGGTAGAACCGACACACTCCAGCTCCCTCCAGCCCCAGGACAACCGGGTCCAGTCGGCACAGCAGCCTCCAACATGGGAGTGACCACAGAGGGTAGCTATTCGACAGACGGCACCAGCACCAGCTTGCCGATGGTTACAAGAAACGAAGACGCTGCAAACTTTCGCCTTGTAGCTTTCTTAGACCTAGGAGACCCACCTCCTCAGGTAGACATCACCCATAGGCTTATCTACAGAAGCGTTGGTAGCCAAGCTCCAACAGCCCTCCCTCGTAAGCTGGGAGTGGGGTCGAACACTCACTTCGACGTAAGGAGGGTTGTAGCCTCCTCTGTTACGCCTGCGCCAGGACCAGGGGAGAACAACCCCCCACCTCCAGCAAGATGGGCCTTCACGTTCAGAGGTCGCGTTTACTACAGAGGAGAGGATTCTGTCCTCTACTACTCAAAGCTAAACTTTCCAGAGGCTGTGTCTGCGACAAACTTCATCGAGATCAACACTAATGATGGCGATGAGATTACGGCTTGGGGGGCTGCTCAAGACTACGCGATTGTCTTTAAGAGAAAGAGTGCCTACCTCTTAACGCACGACAAGACGGAAGAGCCGATCATAACTCCCCTGCAAAGCACCTTTGGTGCGATCACAGACAGGGCTGTCATTAGCTACGACAACAACACTTACTTCTTGTCGGATATTGGGTTCCATCTGTTTGATGGCTCTAGCTTCAAGAGGCTCTCTGCCGTACTAGATGAGAAGGTTAGGCAGCTTCCTGTGCATACAAGGGAAGCAGCAACAGTCTTTCCAGACAGAGCCAACAATAGGGTCTACATCTCTGTAAACGGCAACCCCGGTGTGGAGAACAACGAGGTCTGGGCTATCCACACAGACAGCGGGGCGTTCACGGTAATAGACAATCGGTCAGTGGTAGCTGCTGTTCCTTACAAGGGAGAGGTTGTTATCGCTTCTAACGAGGACTCAGACGGAGAGCCAAACCTGTTTCTATGGGGCACTGGTTACGAGGTTGACGGGACTGCGTTTACGGGGAGCTATTCAACAGAGTGGCTTGAGCTT